CGGATCCTTCTTCAGCCACATCCGGCTGAGATACTTCAGGCACTGCCACTGGAGAGAACCAGTCACAGCATCTGGAGCGTGCTGAATCCAGTCCTCCAGAACCTCAATAACCTCAACCTTTCCAGCCGTGTAATGCTTGGGATGATGTACAGCATTCTGTACATCTATTTGAAATTCGTTCATCCTTTAGAAGCCTGTACGTGAGTGTCGCCGTGATAACGGCCTGTTTTTGAGTAATCCCTGCTAGGCAACATGGTCAGCGTATGGAAGACGATCTGCCCAATCCGCATCCCCGGCCACAAGGACACCGCGTGCATGGAGCGTGCATTTTGCAGCTCCAGCGTCAAACGCCCGGCGTATCCGGGATCGACGTACCCCGCAAGGAGATGCTCGATCCCTTCACGCGCTCGGCTGGATTTGAGCGCCAGTTGCCCAGCAACACAGTCAGGCAACCGGAACTCCTCCAGCGTCTCCGCCAGCACGAACTCATGCGGCTGGAGCAAGAACGGTTCTTCCTGCGTGTGCCCAGCAATCGACCGATGAACTAACTGGCTCGTCAACGGAGACTCCACCAACAAGTTCTCGCCCAATCTCACATCGAGACTCGCTGGATTCACCAACTCCGCCTCAAACGGCGTCACCAAGCCCTGGCGCACCAAGGCATGAATGTCCACGTCAGAAAGAACCGCCACAGTCAGAGCACCACCTGAACGGGCTCTTGCTGGAGCGACACGTGCTTCCACGTCTTGCCCCACTTGATGCAGTTGATCGTGGTGCTGTGAACGCCAAACTCCTTGGCTATCTTGGCGACCGACTTCCCACCAGCCTGAAGCTGGCGCTTAATCTCCAGCACCTGCCGCTCGTTCAACGCGCCCCTCGTCCTGCGACGAGACACACGGGTCTTGGTCTGAGACTTGGGCTTTTGCACCGGTGTTACCTTGACAGCCTTGGCTACTGGAGCAATCGCCGGCTGTGTCATGTCCAGCTCCACGTGCTGGCACGCATTGATTGCCACGAAGGCGTGCTCCAGTGCAGTGGTGATCTGCTGGAACTGTTGGTCGGAAAGAATGTGCATGTTCTTAGGTCGAACGGTCTGAAGTGTAGTACAAGAAGCCCTAGTGGAGGGCAGTACCGATGTAGAGGATGCCAATGGCCACTGCCGTGAAGACACAGACAGCCAACGTGAAAACGGTCATCGGTTCTTAAGGGCAATCCCAATGGCAGCCTGGAAATACCGGGCAATTTTCATGCGCCGATACTCCCCACTGGCATCCTCACTGTTCTTGTCCTCAATCTGCTGGTGCTTCTCCTGTGCTTCCTGGAGCGCGGCCAGGGTTTCCACATTAAGGATCTCCAGATCGCGCAGCGGCATATCCGCAACACCATCAAGATGAACCGTCTTCCCCAGCAAAAAAGAACGGTAGAAAGGCGTAATAGACGTGTCGTTCATGCGAAAAAGCGCGGGTCTTGTTGCCTCACGCGAGTGAGATCCGTGAGACGCAATTTGAGAATCTCGTGGATCGCCATCTCGGCGAGGCGGGTGGAACTGATCGTGTCGCTGGTGGCAAAAACATAGATCAGATGGCGATAAAGCTGAGTCAGAGTCTTGACCCTGACCCAGTGCGTATCGCCGGGGATTGGCTCGGTGCCGTATTCCCAGTCCGAGTAATCGTCCTGGTTCCGAAGCTCGCGAGCTTCAGTCGTCCCAATCAGACGTGTCGATTGGGGCCCAGTCGTCGATTCTGTTGGTGAGGAGTTGGCGGAGTCCTTCATCGCTGGCAGGAATCAGATCCTCTTCGTGAAGGTCGAAGGAGCCTCTGCACAAGGCAGGCCCCCACTCTGCTGGGTAGAGGTTGCTTTGCGGAATGACCACAACCATGCCGTCAACAACGGCATCAACAACAATGCGGGTGCCGCCATCCTCAAACCACAAATCCTCAATGTCGAGTACCTGGCTCATTCGACCTCCAGTGCAGTTTGGCGGGCTTCGATGCCATCCATCCACTGGTCCCAGCTCATCTTCAAAAACTGTTCCAGGTCCTGCAACTGCCGGAGCTGGAGCATGTCGTAGGTCGGGTCTACACCGAGACGCTCGCTATCGACGATTTTTTCCTGGAGCTGAATCGCAGACCAGTGGACGGCGAAGTACCACGGGCTGAGCTTGTTGTTTTCGACTTGTGTGTGGGTGAAAAATTCCATCTGTCATAGAGAAAAGGGCAGCCCGCTGGAGCGGGCATACCAGTAGCGTTACACATCACAGAGAATCCGTCAAGCCCTACGTCGGCACCCCCAGATCCTCCGGCTGGTACTGGGTGAGCACGCAGACGTCAGCTCCCTGCTTGAGCGCCGTCCCAACGATGTAGTGGAACTGCGCTTGGGCATCGGGACACTCTTCGATCTGGTACTCCTCGACCTCGTAGGTCAGCCCCTTGCGGAACCAGGCGATGCGGACCACCGCCAGCAGCTCGAAGGGAATGTCACCCACGGTGTAACCCAACGTGGGCTTGCGAGGACGCTTTGGGGGAGCGGGTTCGGACTTAGCCACGGGTTCTCTCCGGATCAGCCAGGCGGCAGCCCGCACTAGCCCTAGGAAAAAGTTAGGTGGACGGTGCATGAGCTGCTCTCCGGTAGCTACACGGCCTTGTACATGCCTCAGCAAGCTCAGCCTCAGTCGGCTCAGCAATACCTGTGCCGACAGATTTAGTGGAAGTTACTAACTTCCAGTCGCTAACTTTTTTCACCCAGGTAATAAACCTGTCGTCATCGGTTTGTGGATAAAAAGACCGAGAACCATCCTTAGTGTAGTAGATCACGACAAACGCTCCCAAGCGGCCTTCTCAAGCGCGTCCAACTCCTCGCTGGTGCGTTCGTCCCCTTGGGGGGTTACAGAAAATGTGTCCCCCCTTCCAAAACCCGCATCAGAACAGGTGGTCTCAGGGGGACACGTGTTTTGGTGTCCCCCTAAATCCGCGCCAGTCTCACGGGACTCACCCACAGCCTCCTCGACCCCAGCTCCAGCACCCGAAATTAGGGGGGACACGTGTTTGGGGTGTCCCCCTAATTTTTCCAGTCCAGCACTGGATTCTTCTATGGGGGGACACACATTCCCACACATATCACGCGAGAGCAAAGCGAAGTACCTCTTGACGCTGGAGCCTGATCTTTTACCGCTCGGCTCTTCTGTACTACACACCAGCCCACGAGCCTCCAGACGCTGGAGCGCCTTCTTGATCCCGTTGACGCTCCCTCCACAGATCGGATCCGCATTCAGCTCGGTCCGCGTACGCCCCTCGTCGTTCTTGGCCGCCGACCTCAAGCGCTGGAGCACCCGATCCACAATCGACGCCGGCGTGGCGCTCTCCGTACCCACTTCCACGAAGTCCTTCAACTCGAACGTCAGGTCGTCGCGCATCTTCAACAGCAGGCGACTCCCTCCACGCCCCGCACGGCTCTTCTCCACCGTGATGAGGCGACTGGAGAACCCCACACGCTCCATCTCCTTGTCAGAGGGCTTCCTGAGGCTCCAGACCTCGTCTACGGCGTCCCTGATGGCCGTCGTCCCCCTGAATCCCCCACTCTTGTTGCTGTGGTGGATCAGCAGGATCGTGCACGCCGGGAACAGCCGCCCGTTGTTGTTCGCCAGCCAGTAGATCGGACTCGCAAACTCCTTCCGGTTCTCATCGAACGCCGAACCCCTGGAACAGCCGGTGATCGAGTCGATGATGACCAGCTTGGGCTGGTGCTTCTGGATCAGCTTCACGAACCGCAGATACCAGTTCAGATCCCACCCCATCACGATCTGGATGGGGTCGTCGTGCCCCAACTCCAGATCCTGCATCTGCTGCTTCACCTGCACCTCCGACTGGTCCCCGTTAAGGATCAGCACCTTCCCCTGCATGACTGGGACAAGATCCCCACGCACCGAGAACGGCAACCCACGGGCAACGTGCTTGGCCAACGTCCAAGCCGCCATCGACTTCCCATCACCCCCAGCGCCGTGGATCATCACGACCCCCGGCATCGGCAGCAGATCCGGAATCAGGTAGTTCAGCTCCATCTCCTTGTCCAGCAGCGCACCAATCGCCATATCGTCGTCCCGCTGCTCGTACTGGATCTGGCTAATCAGCAGACGCTCAAGCGCCCCAGCATCCCGATACCCAGCCTCCAGCGCCAACGCATTCATCCGGTGCGCCATTTCCGCCGGGTTATCCAGCGTCTGAATCTCCTTGGCGCGGGCAATCACCTCGCTGTAACTGAGCGTGACTTGCCGAATCCTGGTGACGTTGTCGGACTCCGCATCCGCCACCACCTTCCGCAAATCCTCCGAAAGCCACAGTCGCCCAGGAAGCTGCTGATCCGCCAACCAGAACAACGACCCCAGGCTCACCGCCCCCTTCCGAAAGCTCTTCCACACCTCCTCACACGGATTGGAGCCCGTCCACTCATCCGCGAACTCCGGATCCTCCGCCGACCACACCGACCACAACTCCAGCCCCTTCTCGTCGGGCAACTCCGAGTGAATCGCCATCCCCACCTTGATCCAGTGATCCCGACTCCCAGCGCCTTGCCCCGGAATCACCTTCAACGCCGACTGCACAATCTCAGCCACCTCAGCCGGCTCTCGATCTGAGAAATCCAGCGCCTTCCGGTTCTTGATGAAGCCACCGTCCTGAACCTCCCGTCCAGCGGCATCCTTCATCTCCGCCACCAACCACTCAGGCGCCTCCGGAATCGCTTCCAGATCCCCCTCAAACCCATACTCACCGGCTGGAGCCTTCCCATCACTGGAGCCCGGATAAGCCCCGTAGATGACCCCCTGACGCCCCCAGAGGACCTCGTAGCCCGCTCCGGTATCCGACAGCCCAAATCCCTTTACAACGCCCCACAGAGCCTCTGGGACGCGAAACAGGTACTTCGCAGCGTTGGACTTGGTGGACTCAACCTTGGGCGCCCCCTCCAGGCTGGAGCCCCACTTCCGCTTGAGCCTGGCCAAATTCCGATCCACATCCAGGATCACCAAGCCCCCACTCCGGGCTCCGGTGAACGCCCCAACCGCCTTGAACACGTCGGGCTTCCGCTCGATCTGGAGCGCAACGTCCGCCGGCGTCATCACCTGATGGTGACTGCGCTCCAAGGGCGTCTTGCCCTTCGAGATCTTCCCGGACTGGATCGCCGCACCACTGCGATAAATCGGCGCGTACGCAATCCCAACAGGCAACTGGCGCACAAACGCCAGCAGATCCTGCGTCTCACTTTTGGAC